CGGCCTGCGACGCCACCAATCAGCGCAAGGTCGGCGATCGGCTCGGCCGCTCCAGCGGCTATGTCAGCCGCGTCCTCAGCCGAAACTATGCCGGCAGCTACGACGAGGCCGAGACACTCGTCCGCGCCGCCTACGGCAAAGAGGACGTCGTCTGCCCGATCTGGGGCTCGATCCCGCTCGCCAGCTGCGTCCGCGCCCGGCGCCGCGAAGGCCCGCCGCGTAACCACGCCCATCACCTTCACGACGAGCACTGCCCGACCTGCCCGAACAACAGCGACCGGCGCGATGCCGGCGAGGAGACCTGACCATGTCCGTTCAACCTGTCGTCAACGAGCGGCTCTGGCTGCAGATGCCCGGAGAGGTTGCGAGCGCCTGCCGCGTCGTCCTTACCGGCCAGCCCATCATGGCCGAGATCCGCGGCCAGCGGACGCGCGCCTTCCCGGTGCGCAAGATCAGCGCCGCCCATGAAGGGACGCACCTGGCCCCCGCGGCCGAGCTGCTCGACGCAGCGCCGCTCAGCGCAGCCGAGCAGGCCGAATACGCGCAGCTCGATCGCAAGCTCGCCGGGACGATCGGCGACCGCCGTGTCCTGCGCGCCTTCTTCGGCCTGCTGCACCGCGCGGCGATCTACGGGGAGGCCTCGGCATGAAGCGCCGCCTTTTCGCCCCTCTCTTCGACATCCCTCGCCGCGAGATCCGGCTCGCCCCGGAATGGCTGGCCACGTCCCTGATCAACAGCCTCCTGATCGGCTTCGGCTTCGCGATGATCATGGCGGTGCTGCCATGACCAGCTTCGCTTGCGACCTATCGCCGGCCGACACCTTCGCGCCTCTGCAGCCTCGCGTCCGCTTCAATTTCAGCAATGGCTGGTCCGGCTCCTTGGTCGTGCGGACCGGAGAGGACCAGGTCAACGCACTGATCGGCTCCGTCGCGGCTGCGCCCACGGGCCAATGGGGCAAGGGGGAGACTGAACTAGGGCCGACGGAAGCGATGGCCGACGAGGCGATCGAGTGGCTCTACCAGGTCAGCCGGAGGCCGACGCTGTGAGCGCAGTCGTTGTCCCCTTCGCCCGGCGCCTGCGCCCCGATCCCTCCGCCCAAGTAAGGCAGCGCGGCTACGCGCCCACCTACCGCCACGGCCAGGTCAACCACTGCCCCGGCTGCGGCCGATCCCATTGGCACGTCGGCCGCTTCAGCGCGGAATGCGCCTTCTGCGGCACCGCGCTCCCGTTCGCCGGATCCTCCCAACCCAGTCTCGAGAAGGAATTTTGATGCCCCGCCGCAAAGCCCCCCGCCAGCTGGCGCCCCAGACCATCGAGGAGGCGACGCAGCTCGCCGCCGAATATGCCGAGATGCAGTCCTACATCGAGGCGGCGCGGGCCGACACCGACGCCGCGATCGCGCAGCTGCAGGCGACCCGTGACGCCCTGATCGCGCCGGTCGAGCAGGCCGCCGAGGACAAGTTCCGGCAGCTGCGCGCCTGGTGGGGCGTGGCCGGCGGCGAGCTGACCGGCGGCAAGCGCAAGAGCATCGAGCTGGGCGGTTGCATCCTCGGCGAGCGGACCACGCCGCCCAGCCTCGCCATTGGCAAGATGAAGGTGGCCGACGCTGTCGCCGCGGTGTTGCGGCTGGCTGCCAGCCGCCTCGACAGCCTCCGCCGCAACAGGCTCACCGACCTGATCCGGGTCAAGCGCGAACTCGACAAGCCCGCCATCCTGAAGGAGCTGGCTACCGAGGACCTCGGCCCGCTCCTGACCAAGGCAGGCTTCTCGCCAAAGCAGAAGGAGGAGTTCTTCATCGACCGCGCGGCGCCGAAGTCCGCGGCGACCGAGACAGTCGAAGTGGACCAGGCGGCATGACCCAGCGCTGGCTCATTCTCTATCGGACCAGCAAGGGTCCGGCGGCCAAGATCGTCGACGATCGCGAGTGCCGTTTCCCGTTCGGCGTCCATGAGGACATGGTTTCCGACGATTGCGACCGGATCATCGCCATGGTCGACCTCCCGGCCAACTACATGCCTCATGCCGTCGCGATCGATGATCGCGAGATCGAGGTCCAGCGGCCCGAGGTGACGGCATGAACGTCCAGGTCGCCATCCTCCCCAAAGTCGTAGAGCGGATTGACGCTCTACTCGCCGCCCAGCCTACGGACCCCCTCGATGTGCTGCACGTCCTGGCCGACACGTTCGGTGCCTTCAGCCGGTTCAAGTTCGGTACGCACGAGCTGACGATCGCCGGGCTGAAGATCACTAGCACCGCTGGCGGCTACACCATGGTCACAGCATGGAAGGCCCGCGCCCAGCGCATCATCGCGGAGCAGGCGCGATGAGCGACGATCCCACCTTCTTCGGCGGCATCACGGCCGAGGTCCAGAAGGTGCGGCCGACCGGCATCGGCCAGGCTGGCATCGGGTTCGCCGCGCTGCCCTGCCCCAAGACCGGGGCGCCGCGCCTGGCCGTTACCCTCATCCACCCGGACGGGACCGGGCTCTGCGCCTACCTCGACGAACTGATGGTCTGCCGGTCGGCCGACAACATGGCCGACTTCATCGAGGCGCTGCCGGACATGCAGTCGGTGGCGGTGCACTGATGGCCGCGCGGATCCACATCCTGGCCATCGAGAGTGCGGACGCGCTCGACATCCAGGCCATGAAGAAGCCGGGGAAACCCGCCAAGGCGGCCATGGAGGTCATGACCTTCGACGCCTTCGCGGCGATCGACGGCAAGGCCTTCGGCCAGCTCTGCCGGGATCTGGCCCACAAGATCGGTAGGCCCGATCTGGCCGCCCAGGTGCGCCGATGACACCGGAGGGTCTGCAGCTGCTCACGTTCATCCGCGGGCGGATCGAGCGCACCGGCGTGGCGCCCTCCTACCGCGAAATGATGAGCGAGCTGGGCATGCGCAGCAACAGCGGCGTCTTCCTCATGGTTGCCCGCCTGGTCGAGGCCGGTCATCTCGTCCGCGTTCCGGGGCGGCATCGTGGCCTCCGATTGCCCGGCGTGGATCTCCGGTCCGTTCCAACCCATCGCCTGCGCGCCGAGCTGGCGCGGCGGGAGGCGGCATGATCCGGACGGGCGGGCCTCGCAGCGACCAGGCGCGGAAGGTCTCGCGTCTTGCCCGGCACAATGCCGAGATGCGGCTCGCCATCGCGGAAAACCTGACCCTCGACCAGGCCAGAGAGCGCTTGGCTTCATACGAAGCGCACCGGCCTCGGCTCGACGGCCCACCGGCACAGGCGGCCACTGTGCCGGCGGGAGCACCCCGTTATTGGTGGAAGGAGCGCGACCTTGGCTAAGGCATTCGGCGAGATCGCCGCGGCGGCGCTGCGCACGGCCGAAGGGCGGACCGATAGCCGCACGAAGCTCAACGGCGCGGTCCGGGCCGCCTGCCGCCGCCTGAACATCTGCGACGAGGACCGCAAGGCGATCCAGCTGGAGGTCACCGGCAAGGCGTCGATGGGTGACATGACCCTGGCCGAGATCGGCAAGGTGCTCGATCGCCTCAACCGCGACTACAAGGCCCCGATGGGCCACCGCGGCCACGTCGGCAAGATCCGCGCGCTGTGGTGGACGGTCTACTGGCTGGGCGCCGTCGCTGAACCAAACGATCGCGCGCTGGACGCCTTCGTCGCACGGCAGACCGGCAAGCAGCGCATCCAGTTCCTCGGCCCGCGGGAGGCCTTCCGCGTCATCGAGGCGCTCAAGGCTTGGGCGGGTCGAGAGGGCGTCGTTTGGCCGGACGAGGCACGGCTGAGGGAGCTGCGCCAGACTTCGCCCGGCATCGACATGCCGCGCCTGGAGCGCCACGCCGTCCTGGAGGCGATCGCCGCCAAGCTCCGCGAGCTCCGCGTCCTCCACTCCTGCCACATCGGTTACAGCCAGAAGGCCCTCGGCCTCGCCGTAAACCACCATGCCTGGTCGGCGCGCGATCTCGACCAGGCCATCCGCTTCCTCGGCAAGAAAGTCCGCCGCGCGATCGGGAAGGCGGTGGCCGAATGACCGCCGCCAACCATGAGTTCCTCGGCTACGAGGAGCTGCCGATCCCAGAGGACGCGAAGACCGGCGAAGGCTGGACCGCGCGTATGCTGGAAATGGCCGATCACATCGGCGCCTACCGGACCCTGCAGCTGTGCGACGTGTTCGGCGGCATGCGGATCTACATCCCGAAGGATCCGGAGAAGGGTAAGACCTACGGCCGCCGCGGCTCGATCGTCGACGTCGTCGGGATCGGCACCGCGGCCAAGCTCAGCGCCATTTACGGGTCGGAGTATTTCCACTTCCCCACCGCGAAGCTGGCGATCAACCGCGCAAAGCGCGCTCCGATCCTCGCGGCTGTCCGGGCGGGGGAGTTGGAATGCGCCGCGGCCGCGCGTATGCTCCGCACGAAGCGCTCCTACGTCTCGCACCTGGTCAACCAGACCGACGAGGGCGCGGGCGGGCCGGAAGTGCCCCGCGGCGCCAGCCAGCGCGACGATCGCCAGATGGACATGTTCGGAGACGGGGAAGACTGACCCCCTGTCCGCCCGCGGAAGCACGGCGGACACCCCTTCAGCGGCCATGAAGACGCTGTTGCAACAGCGTTTTTGGGGGTCCGGGTGGACTGGCTTCGGTTTCTGCAGGTGATCTGGCCGATCGCGCTCGGCGTCGTCACGATCATCCTCGGGGCGGGCTTCCTCTGGCTGAAGACCCAGCTCGCCACCAAGGCCGAGCTGAAGGAGGCGAAAGGCGAGGCTGAGAAGGCCATCCAGGAGCTGGAGGGCGAGGTCCGGAGCCTCGAAAAGGACATCGCCGGACGCTTCGAGCGCGGATCCCGCAAGTTTGCGGACCATGACACGCGGCTCGCCGTCGTCGAGAAAGAGTGCGACGGGGCGCCGACCAAGGCTGACCTGACGCAGATGATCTCGGTGCTCGCCGGCCGCATGTCCGGCGTCGAAAGCAGCCTCAAAGGCGTCGAGAAGCAGCTCGGCACCCAGCATGACTATTTGCGTGAAATCCTGGGATCGAGGGGCGGCAAGTGATCCCCGAGATCATCCTTCCGGTTGTCCGCCGCGCCATCCTCGACCTGCTGTTCGACGTCGGTGGGGAGCACAACGACGAGACGCTGACCCTGCTGCTCAACCAGCTGGGGCATCGCGTCGCCAGGCGCGACATTGCCGAGCAGCTGCGTTGGCTCGCTGACCGAGGCGCCGCCTGCCAGCTGATCGAGATCGAGGAGCTGGGGCCGTACCTCGCCGCTCGCATCCTCTCGGATGGCCGCGATGTGGCCCAGGGCCTCATGGTCGTCGAGGGCGTCTCGCGCTTCAAGACGGGGGACTGACCCATGTCCGGCCAGTCTTCCATCAAAAGGCTTCCCCCCGCCATCCTGGCCGAGGTCAATTCCGCCATTCAGCGCGGCGCCACGGTCGATCAGATCAAGGCGGCGATCGAGGCGCTGGGCGGCGAGGCATCCCGCTCCGCGGTTGGCCGCTACGCCCAGGAATATCGCGCGCTGGCGGCGAGGCTGCGAGACCAGCAATCCGTCGCCAAGGCCTTTGCCGCCGAGTTCGGCGACGCCGGCAGCCTTGAGGGCCGGCTTCTGATCCAGCTGGGGACCACCATCGCCACCCGCATGGCGATGAACGTCGCCGACAACGACGATCCCGATCTCAGCATGAAGGAGCTGATGGAGTTCGGCCGCGCGGTGAAGGACTTCACTTCCGCCTCGAAAATCGACGTCGATCGCGAGGCGAAGATCCGGGCGGAGGCCTTCGTCAAGGCGCGCCAGAAGGCGGCGGATGAGGCCGAGGCCGAATGCCGGGCAGCCGGCGCCAGCGATGCGACGATCGACCGGGTCAAGCGCCGTCTCCTGGGCATGAAGGAATGAGCGCCGAGCCGATCCGCGTGGTGGCCGGCTACTGCGCGCCCGAGCATTTCGCCACGCCTAGCTCGATCGCCAATATGGCCATCGCCCTATGCGAGCATGCCCGCGGCC